ATGTCTAGTTGGCATGTTGTCAGTGAGCTAGTTGGACTACCTGGCATCCCTCTCACTGCTCAAGGCACTAGAAAGCTCGCTAGCCGAGAAGGTTGGCAGGGGCGCCGCCGCGAAGGCACCAAGGCCACCGAATACCACATCTCCAGCCTGCCTGAGGAAACCCGCAAGGCGCTGCTGAAGCAGGCTGTAAAGGCCATCGCCGCCCAGGCTCCTGCTGCCGAGCAACTGCCGACGCCACGCACCACCAAGGGCAAGCGGGCGATCTGGCAGCGGGCGTCCGCCGAAGGCGCACTGACCCACCGTCAGACCATCATCCGCGACGCCCGCCTGCTGGTGGTCAACGTCCTACAGCGCATGCAAAACCAGGGCATGAACCAGCGTACCGCCTGCATCCAGTTGCTGACCTGGGCGGCGTCCGGCGAGCTGGACCGCAACACCTTGAACGCCCTGGCGATGGGTAACAGCAAATCCCGCGCGGGTCTGCGCTGGGACGTGGTCATCAGCGACGAAGGCTTCCCGACCGCCGAAGTCGCGCCCGGCCAGGACGTGCAGCGCGCCGCCTGCATGCTGTCCTGTCGCACCCTGGAGCGCTGGCTGGAAATGGCCCGCGACGGCGGCGCCGATGGCCTAGCGCCCGGCAAGCGCGAGAAGGACATGAGCATCCATCCGTGGGTGCCATACCTGCTGACCGCCATGCAGCGCCCGCAGAAACCACCGCTGACCGATGCCTGGCGCCAGATGTGCCGCGAGCTGCCGCCGAGCATCCCGGCACCGAGCTACGACTCCGTCTATCGCTGGTACAGCAAGAAATTCAGCAACCTGGACAAGAAGCGCGGCCGGCACCAGGGTAGTGCGCTCAACCCGCACAAGTACGCCCGCACTCGCACGTCGGAGGGCATGGTGCCGATGCAGGAGGTGCATTCGGACGGCTGGGGTACGCACTTCACCGCGCCACATCCGGTATCGGGTAAGTACGTCAAGCTGGAGGTCTGGCACACCCATGACGTGGCGACCCGCTACGTGTTCCGGCCCAGCGTCGGCCTGTCCGAGTCCACCCTGGTGATCATGGGGTCGCTGTTCAATGCAGTTGCCGAGGCCGGCGTCCCAGCGGTCTGGCAGACCGATAACACCGGCAGCGTGAGGAACGACCGTGTCAGCTTCGATCCGGCAGCCTCGCTCCAGGCCCGCACCGGCATCCACATCACCCACAACCTGCCGGGCAACAGCCAGGCCAACGGCATCTGCGAGAACTTCAACAAGTACCTCGACAGCCGCGCCCGCGAACTGGCGACCTACATGGGCAAGGACATGGACAGCCTGGCGCAGAAGCGCGTCCTGAAGCTGACCCAGAAACTGGTGAAGGCCGAAGAGGTGGACGAGCGCCGCCGCTTGAAGGCCGAGGCCGAGAAAGCTGGCTCCGGCATCCTGGTGGAGTCCTTCGAGCAGGCCAAGGCGATGGTCGAGCAGTGGTGCGACGAGTTCAATCACACCCCGCACAGCGCGTTGCCCAGGATCGTCGATGCGCTGACCGGCAAGCGCCGCCACCAGACCCCTGCCGAGTCCTGGGCGCAGCATGTCGCCGCTGGCTGGCAGCCGGTGGCCGTGCGGGGCGAGGAACTGCGCGATCTGTTCCGTCCGCATGAGCGCCGCACTGTCCGTCGCGCCCTGGTGAGCCTGTACCAGCAGAAGTACCACCACCCCGAACTGGAACACTGGAATGGCGAGGAAGTGCAGATCGCTTACGACATCCACGATGGTGAACGTGTCTGGGTCAAGACTCTGGATGGTCGCCTGATCTGCGAGGCCGCCCTCGATAGCACGACCGGCTACCGCGCCCAGAGTGTGTACGAAATGGCGATGGAGAAGCGCGCCGATGCCGCGATTGCCCGGCACGAAGCGCACATCGCCGAGATCGACCGCCAGCGGCCGGTGCATGTCATCACCCACGAAACGCCGCTCACCATTCCGGGGCTGGGCGATATCACCCCGGAGCGCATCAATGCGCAGTTGGCTAAGGTCGCGGTGATCGAAGGCCAGGCCAAGCGCGTGGACACTCGCTCCGAGCCCAAAGCCGTCCCTGCCGCCGCCGACCCGCAGTCCGCGTTCACCGCCCAGGTGCAAGCCCTGTCGGACTTCGAGCGCTATCAGTTCTATCGCGAGCTGGAAGGCCGCCAGGCCGCAGGGAGCAGCGTTTCCGAGCATGAGGCCAAGTTCCTGCGCCTCTACCCGCAGTCCAAATCGTACAAGGCATTCCGCCGCAACGAAGTCGAGGCCGGCGACGCCCTGCGCCGCCAAGGCTAATTCAACTGGAGAAGTACCCCATGAGCAACCTGAACACCCCCTCCAAACTGGCCCCGCTGGACATGGCGGAAATCGCCAATATCGGCCTCTGCGACCTGGCCCTGGAGCGTGCGCTGTCGCGTACCCGCAGCCTGCCGGGCCTGGTGTGCTTCTACGGCCCCAGCGGTTTCGGTAAGACCATGGCCGCCGCCTGGGTCGCCAACTCTCGCCGGGCCTACTACGTCCAGGCCAAGAGCCTGTGGAACCGCAAGCACACCCTGAAGTCGATCTTGACCGAGATGGGCATCAAGCCCGCTGGCACCATCCCGGAGATGGCCGACCAGATCGCCGAGGAACTGGCCGCCAGTGGCCGCCCGCTGATCATCGACGAGATGGACCACCTGGTTTCCGCAGGCAGCGTCGAGCTGGTGCGCGACCTCTACGAGTCCAGTCAGGCCGCCATCCTGCTGATCGGCGAGGAAATGCTGCCCACCAAGCTGAAGAAATACGAGCGCTTCCATGGCCGGGTGCTGAGCTGGGTTCCGGCACAACCGGTGACCCTGCTGGATGCTCAGAAGCTGGTCCAGGTCTACAGCCCACAGGTGGTGATCGCCGACGACCTGCTCGGCCTGCTGGTCGAGAAGTCCCACGGCTCGGTCCGCCGTGTCGCGGTCAACCTGGAGAACGTCCGCGACACCTCTCTCGACCTGGGCCTGGATCGCATGGACCTGGCGACATGGGGCGACCGTCCGCTGTACACGGGTGAGGCGCCGAACCGGAGGAACCCGAAGTGAGCCTCGGCAAGAACCCGGCTCACCTGTCCATGGTCGGGGGCAAGAGCCCCCGCCAACAGATGTGGGAAGTAATCCGGGCCAACCGCGAAGAGTTCACCATCTACCGCGTGGCGCGCCGCTCCAACCAGCACGACAAGACTGTCGAGAAGTATGTCGCCTGCCTGCGCCTGGGCGGCTACGTCGAGGCGATCCGTGGATTCAAGCGCGGCGAAGAAGTCGTTTTCCAACTGGTCCGCGACAACGGCGTCGAGGCACCGAACCTGAACGCCGATGGCAAGCCATCCCAGCAGGGCTACACCACCGAGGCGGTCTGGCGGACGTTGCGCATCCTCGGTCCAGCGACCCCGGAGCAGATCGCCGCATCGGTGGCGGCCTCTGGCACGACCGTGTCGCCCAGCACCGTTCAGCGCTACTTCATCGACCTCCAAAACGCCGGATACCTGACCCGCAATGGCCGCTACTACGCCCTCAAACCCGGCCGCTACACCGGCCCTCGGCCGCCCATCGTCCAGCGCGAGACGCGCCGCCAGGTCTACGACCCGAACCTTGACCAGGTCATGTGGAGTTCGCACGGCGAGTACCAGCACAACCGGAGTCGTTCGCGGGGCGCTGCCCAGGCTGGCGTGGCGGATACCGAAGAGAACAGCGAATCAGGCGGCTGAGGCCGTGATGAAGACGGTGCCGAGGGGTGGCCGCCCCTCGACACCTACCACCACCCGGAAGGAGAGGAGCCATGCAAATGCATGCACAGCAAGGCGGTAGCGCCGCGAAGGCTAGCACAAGCCACCTCCACGGCACTACGAACATCGAGGCGTACATCCGCGACATGGCGAGCCGTGGGTTCAGTCGTTGGGCCGTAAGCAGAGCCCTGGGAATGCACTGGCGGAAGTTCAATGAACTCCTGGAATTCCTGCCAGAAGTGGAGTGGGTGTCGCCTCAGCAGTCATGGGACTGCCTGCGCGCCAACCAGGAGAAGAAAGGCTGCAAACGCACCATGACCGCGGGCTTGGAAAAGGCGGTCGCCGCGATGATGGCCGGGCGCCGGGAGACATACCCCCGATATACCGCCTTCGGTGTGACCGGCACGTTGCCAGACCTCGCGGAGCGTTTCGGCGTTGTTTCTCACCAATCGATTTTGAAGCGCCTGGCAAAGGGGATGGCGATTGAGGATGCGCTGACCTCTCCCCGCAACGATCCCATCGGTGGGCGCCGGAACGGGGATAGCCATCCCTGGAGGCAGGCGGAACGCAGCAACTACCTCCGCTGGAACGAACGTCAAGCCAAGGCAATGCAGGAGCAAAAGCAATGACCGTTGATAGAGGTGCAGCCATGCGCCGAGTACTGATCCCCATCGTCATCTTCCTGGCCCTCGGCCTGCTGCTGATCCTGGCCGGTGATGCCCTGATGCTCGGCCGCCGCCTCATTGCCTGGCAGTGGGGGTGCTGATGGAACGCGCAATCGATCTGTCGGCCTGGGGTGAGCGTCCGCCTGTCTTCGTCCAGTTGCTGGCCGCCGAGGTGGCCCGCAGCAGCCAGAAGAAGGCCGGCGAGGCAATCGGCATGAGCCGTTCGACCGTCAGCACCATCCTCGCCAACCGCTACCCGTCGCCCTCGACGATCCGCGTCGAGCGCCGCGTCCTGGCCGCGCTGAGCCGTATTGAGTGCCCGGCCTTGGGCGAGGCGGTGACCTCGGTCGAGTGTAGCGAGTACCTCCAGCGGCCGGCGCCGCTGAACAACCCCGTCGCGATGCGCTGCTGGAAAGCGTGCCGCGCCTGTCCACGCAACCCGCATACCGCCCCCATGAAACGAGAGGAACAAGGCCATGAGAACCGCATTGCCCTTGAAAGTCTTGACGCCTGACTTGGCCTTGAGCCTGCGCACTTTCAACGATGCCGCCCGGCTGCTCCAGCGCATGGGGGTCCGCCTTCATCGTCTGGAGCCGACAGAGGGGCGCGTGACCATCGCCGCAGATGACGCCCGCCGGCTCCTGGAGAAGGGGCTCCTGCTGGGTTTCCAGCGCGACGCCTCGGCCGGCAGCACCCGTTACATCACCCGCTTCCAGGGCATCACCCTGGCCTGGAGCGAACCGATCAGCTACCGCGACTTCGCCGGCAGCAACCCCGTAATTCACTGAACAGGAGAACGCCAACATGGCACCGAAGAAACGTCTGAAATCCGCTGCCGCCGTCTACGTCCCGCAGACCCGCGAACAGGTCATCAGCGATATCAAGAACATCGGCGACCTCCAGCGCGAGCTGGCCCGACTGGAAACCGCAATGAACGATGAAATCGGCCAGATCACCGAGCGCTATTCGGAGCCGGCCGAAGACCTGAAGAAGCGCCTGGCGGTCCTCCAGGGCGGGGTCCAGTCCTGGTGCGAGGCCAACCGTGCCGAGCTGACCGACAACAACAAGGTCAAGTACGCGAACCTCACAACCGGCGAGGTCCAGTGGCGCATCCGTCCCCCGTCCGTGACTGTGCGCGGCGCCGATGCTGTCCTGGAGCTGCTGCGCAGCAAAGGGCTTATCCGCTTCATCCGCACCAAGGAAGAGGTGAACAAGGAAGCGATCCTCAACGAACCCGAGGCCGTCCAGGGGCTTCCGGGGCTGACCCTGAACTCCGGCATCGAAGACTTCGCCATCGTGCCTTTCGAAGCGGAGGTGCAGTAATGGGCGTCCTGACCGAAATGAAGTGGCCGAAAACCACGCTGCTGGATTTGCTGAACGACGCCGAGCTGCTCGATGTGGACCAGTTCGACGTCGTCCATCTGGAGTTGAACAGCGGCCGGGACTACCTGGTGGCTGTGATCACTGGGGAGAAAGCGGCCAACGCCGCCGAACTGCTGGAGCGGCTGCGCTCCAAGGTCGTGTGACATGGCCGACACCATCGCTTTCTGCTGGGCCTCTGGCCTGATCCAGTTCGGTGACCAGGTGCCCGAGGGCGCCATCGAGATCGCCCGTGGGGACGACCAGGTCGTTCGCGAAATCCTCGTGACCAATTCGCGGCACGCATACGACAACGTGTCGCTCCTGGTTCCGGGCGTACCCGAAGCGGCAAACCAAACCGAGGGCGGGGACGCACTGGAGTGCTTCATCCGTCTTCTCGCCAAGTACGACAGCGCCGCTTTCCAGGTCGCTTATGTGGAGGACGTGTGACATGGCACGCAACCGCGCGCAACAGCTGTGCATCGTCACCTTGGACTATCAGCGCTTCCTGTTACCCCAGGCCGATGCACTCAAGCTGATAGACATCATGAGTCGAGCCGCAGAGGTTCAGGCCGACTACGCCTCTGGAGCTGGGTTCAAGTACACCGTCGGCGAAGCGCCGGAAGTCGAGTTGACGGTAGTGCGCCCCAGTCAATTGGTCATGCCGCAGGCTGAGCCGGCCCCAGCTACACCACGCACTCGCCGGAAGTCTCCGGCCCAGCTCACGCACGATTCCACTCGGCTGCTGGAGGGGCTCTGATCATGACCAAGACGTTCGCCATGTGCCGCATCGATGGCCTGATCGAGCTGTGGGAAGAGCACCCAGGCGAGGGCTATTTCGCCCTTGCCGTGGGCGAGCTGGCCAGCGTGCGGGCAGCGGTCTTTGCAACCGCTGAGCCGCACCAGGTGGGCCAGAAAGTCGCCCGGCGCGTGCCGGGTGTGAGCCCCGAGGCCACCGACCGCGAGAACCTGGGTTCCATCGCCCGCTACATCCAGACCCTGGGCCAGCAGGATCGGCCCGGCTTCCGTGCGCTGGGGGTGTGAAATGCAGCAGTCCAACCCCTTCAATCACCCCGGACAGAGCTACGGCGCCGTAGACGTCGATAGCCGACTCCGCGCCGTTGCCGGCTTCGACCTGGAGCAATGCCGCGCCGCGCTCGCGGTCACCGGCCTCCAGAAGATCGTCGAGAAGAAGCTGCACACCCGCATTCGTCAGCTCGAAAAGGAGGCGCAGTGATGGAGCGCTATCACAACCCGCAGACCGACCCGCTGCCGCTTCGCTCGCCATACCACGAAGCCGAGCGGCAGCGCCTGGAACAGTTGACCGCCGAGTTTCTCGCCAGTGGTGGCGAGATTCAGCAGTTGGGACACCAGATGCGGGACACCTATCCATTCGTCATCCACGCCACCCGGACGCCGGTCTTTGCGCACCTCCTGGAACAGCCTGAGCAGCCCTCGGCGGCCAAGGTGTCCAGGGCCAGCGAACGGGAGCCAACCGCACAAGCGAGGCCAGAGCGCAAGGTTCCAGCGCCCCAGCTCGACGCGAGGACGCTAGCTGCGCGGCTAATGGTCCAGGCCGCACTCGGCGCGTCACCGAGCCAGGCCGCAAGAGCGGTCGGTATAGGCGAGCGGCAGGCTCGCCAGGTGTGCCGCGACTTCAACATCCAATTTCATCGCCAACGCTAGGAGGCCCCATGGCCGTATACACCATCACCCTCAGCGACACCGAAGGCGGAGTAAATTTCTCCATGCAAGGCCCGCCGCTGCACGACTCCGAAGCATCGAAGATCGCCTATGTCCTTATGCAAGCGACGATGTCCCTTGGCCAGGAACTCGCAAAGCAGAACGGAACTGGTAACGGCGTTTCCTGCGCCTGCGACGAGTGCCTGGCGCGCCGCGCTCGCGGCGAGGGACCGCAACGGGAAATACACCCCACCAAGGCCAAGAACCGCACCGTCCATTGAGCGAAACCGCCCCGGCCTTGCCGGGACGGTCTGCCGGACGTGGTGGTCCGGTACTGACGAGCAGCCAACCAACGAAGAGGTATCAGATGGACACTCAACCTGCGTTTCAGCCCTTACCAAAGGGCTATCAGGTCGCCTGGTACGGTATGGAAAAGCTCTGCACCAAATGTCGGGAATACTGGCCAGCGGATGCCGAGTTCTTCTTCACCAACCCGGACGGAACACTCAAAAATTCCTGTAAAGCCTGCTGGTACGAAATGCCTTCCGTACAGCGGCGCCTACAGGGTAAGGCGCGGAGGCTGCAATGAGCCTACGCGCCGTCAACCTCGCAAAAATCCACATCGCCAAGGCCCAGCTGGGCATGGACGATGACACCTATCGCGCATTGCTGGCTCGCGTCGCGGGCGTGCGCTCGGCCAAGGACCTAGGGCCGCGCCAGATCGACCACGTACTGGTCGAACTCCAGCGCCTGGGCTGGAAACCGAAGAGCAACCGGCAGGGCCGGGCGACGCCAAAAGTGCCGCAAAACCGGCAAACCGTGCTGCGTAAAATCACCGCGCTCCTGGCCAGCGCCCATCGCCCCTGGAGCTACGCCGACCATATGGCCCGGCGCATGTTCAAGGTCGAGCGGGTCGAATGGCTGGACGACAGCCAGCTTTACCGGCTGATGCAGGCGCTTATCATCGACAGGAGCCGCCATGAGTAGGTCTGAGGTGGATCTTCGGGAGGTCCAGGACATGCTGCCGGATACCGTCCGCGACATGGCCGGACGCATCGGTCTGCCGGCCACCCTGGTGGTGGTCGAGCAGCTCGGCGGCACGTCCTGGCGGATAGCCGAGGGCCGGGCGCGGAGGGGCGAAGCGCGCCGGGCTGCGCTGGCCGAGCTGGTGGGCAGCGACATCGAGGAGCAGCTCCACACGCACTATCGGGGCGAAGAAATTTACGTGGCTCGCTGCCACAAGGCGCTGGTACGGTGGCGCGACCTGGAGATCGTCGAGCGCTTCGAACAGGGCTTGCGTGATGGGCAAACCGCCCGTAGCCTGCTCAGCGATCTAGCCCGCCAGTACAACCTGTCCGACCGCTGGATATGGGAGATTGTCAACCGGCCGAGCGAGCCGACACCGCAGCAATCCACCCTGTTCCACTAAGCCGGGGCGCAACGCCCCGGCCGGCGTCTCCGCGCCGATCCTGTCTCAGCCGTTGAACCCCTTCCGCTAATCCCGCGTCGCACTCACCGCCACGATGGCGGCATGAGCACATCTAGCCCCCCAACGTCTCTACGCAGCCCCCGCGACTACGCCGCCGCCATCCTGGCCGAGCCCAGCCGCGAGCGTCGTAACGCTTTGCTGGCAGCCTGCCCGGTCAACTGGCAGCCGCTTGTTAGGGCGCACGTCGAGGACGCCTTCGCGAAGGTCAAGGCGTATCGCCAGATGATGGACAACCGCGCCGAGTCGATCCGGCGCGGCCCGCCTCCTGCTCCCCGCGTCACCGACACCGATTTCCGCATATCCAACTACACCAAGTCCGCCCCGGAGGTAGGCAATGCGCACCTATCCGCAATTCGGGCAGCGCTCGCAACGGAAGCACCAAATGCCTGATCCCGCATCCACCTCGGCCGGCAGCGCCGCGCTGCTGAAAATGTTCGGCATCCACATAAGCGCGGGCGCCCTGGCTGCCGCCCTGGGCTTCCTGGTCCTGTGGCCCCGGACCATGAAAGAGGGGTTCGCCCGGCTGTTCTGCACCATCGTCGCGTCCAGCGTCTTTGGGCCGATTCTGGTGGTTTACCTGCACTCCAACCGCCCCGAGCTGTTCGAGTCCGCCCAGGTGGTGGCCGGGCTCTACCAACTGGAGCCAGCGGTCGGCCTGCTGTTCGTTTCCGCTCCGCTCCTGGTGATTGCCGGTCTGCCCGCCTGGTGGCTGATCGGGGCGGCCCTGCGCCTGTTTGAGCGGGACGGCGATTCATGGCTGGGCGCGTTCGCCCAGTGGGTAAAACGCAAACTGGAGAACAACTGATGGCCCTTCAACCTCGCGGCATCCGCAACAACAACCCCGGCAACATCGTTTGGTCGGCACGCAACAACTGGCAGGGTCAACTCCCCCACGACCCGCAGATCGAACCGCGCTTCTGTCGTTTCGACACGGCGCATAACGGCACCCGCGCATTGGCCAAGCTGCTGCTGAACTACCGCAAGGTCTATGGCCTGCGCACCGTCGAATCGCTGATCGCACGCTGGGCGCCGTCCAACGAGAACAACACCCGCGCCTATGCCTTGGCCGTGGCCCGAGCGATGGGAGTTCCGCCGCAGGCCAGCCTGCACCTGGACCAGGCCACCCTGGTCGCCCTGGTGACCGCCATCATTCACCAGGAAAACGGGCAGCAGCCCTACAGCACCGAGCAGATCGCCCAGGCCGTGCGGGAGGTGCTGTGATGCAGCGCCCCAGCGGAATCAGCCTCAGCGATCTGTTCGCGATCTGCCGTGAAGACCCGGCCAACCGATGGCTCTGGATACGCCTCTATCTCCGCGACCTGCTGGCCCGCGTCGTGACTCTGGTCTTCATGGCAGTTGGTGCCGCAGGCCTCGCCTATGGCCTGGGTGGGGCGTTCGCCTACGGCTTCATGCAGACCGTTGCGTCCTACCAGGTCCGTCTGAGCGTCGAGGAGTCGCCGTGACCTGGCGCGCTGACCTGATTGTCTTTGTGCTCCTGGTGATGGTCTGGACGGCCGGCTGGTGGGGCGGTCGCGAGGCTGGCCTGGCCGATGGACGCGCCGCCTGCGCCGACGCACAGACCCGCGCCTATCGCGACGTCCTGGAGCAATCGGCGGCACAACTGAAGACGGTCCAGGACACCAGCGCGGCTCTTTTCCAGCGCCTGGCCCAGCGGGCCGACAGCGACCAACAAACTACTCGGGAGCTTCGCCATGCCCTGGCCGAAACCGCTGCTGATCGCGCTGCCTGCCGCTTTCCTGCTGGCGTCATGCAGCAGCTCGAAACCGCCCGTCAACGTGCCGCCCAGGCCACTACCGGCGGCCTTGGCTCAACCGTGCCCGACCCCGGTGGCGGTGACTGATGACAGCTCCGATGCCGCCGCGATTGCCCTTAAACAACTCTACGACCAATACGGCGTTTGCGCCGGCCTGCACTGGGACACCGTGCGGCACCTTCAAAAGGACTGATCCGATGACCGAAAAGAAAGCCTCTCCCGAGTTCGAACTGCTGCAACGCATCGACGGCCGCCTGGAGCGCTTCGAAGACCGATTCCCGCAGATCGAACGTAAGGCCGTGCTGTACGGCTCGGCGGCCGGCGCGCTGGCGGGTGGCCTGGTTGCCTGCGGCCTGCTCGCGGCGCGTATCAAGCTCGGTATCTGAGGTAGTCCATGGCGCACCCGAAGGAAACCCGCGACGCCCTGCGCCGCGCCTACGTCCTCGACCGCCAGTCCCTGGAGGTCGCGGCCGCCATGTTCGGCGTCTCCTACGGCACCGCCCGCCGCTGGAAACAGCAGGCGGAAGCCGAGGGGGACGACTGGGACAAGGCGCAATCGGCGCAGTTGCTGGCCGGTGGTGGGCTGGAGGACGTGGCGCGCCAGGTGCTGGCCGGCCTGGTGACTCAGTTCCAGGCCACCATGGAGGCCGTCCAGGTAGACGCGGACATCAAGCCCGCCGTGAAGGTGCAGCTGCTCGCCAGCCTGGCCGACGCCTACAACAAGACGGTCAGCGCGTCCAAGCGTGTTCTGCCCGAGACATCAGCGCTCGCCACCGCGATGGAGGTGCTCCAGCGCCTGGCCAGCTTTATTCGTGAGCGGTTTCCGCAGCACGCCCAGGCATTCGCCGAGGTGCTGGAGCCGTTCGGCGAGGTCATTGCGAAGGAGCTGGGCTAACCGACCTATTCGCTGAAGGGGTCATACCGGCTGACAACCACGGGTCCGCTATCAGGAATCTTTTCGAAATGAACAACAGAATTGCAGGGGTGACATTTCAAGGCCTTGTACCAGCCATCATTGCAAGGCTGAAGAATGGTCTTGATTCCTTTTTGGTAGCAATCGGCACATATGTGATGCAAAGGTTCGGTGCCTTGAACCTCTGGCTTTATGCGGTACACAAGTCCACCCGCTTCCGTCTGGTGGAGCTGGTAGCGCTCTTTCTCCTGTTCCCAGCGTTTGAACTGAGCAATTTCGGCTTCCAACTCGCCTATGCGGCGGGTCAACGTCGTCTGATCCGCGTGGGCGCTGTTCAGCTGGGATTGCAGCCCGAGCAGCACGCCGTTCAACTCGACTACCTTGGTCGTTACAGCCGCATCCGTCTTGAGCGTGAGCATGCTCTGCGTAATGTCAGTGGCCGCCTTGATGCCGCCGTAGGCACCAGCAATCCAGTCCATCATGACCAGGTTCCTTCTGGGGAGAAATCGACCCATGAAGGGTAGCACCAGAGACTTCCTGGCGGACATCGCCCAGCTTGCGGGAGAGTTCCGCCGCCAGATCGAGGCCGAGGTCGCAGGCTTCGACCCCGACCCGAAGGCCAGCGCCGTCCGGCGTGAACGGGCTAGCGCGGACTACGAGTATTTCGCCCGTACCTACTTCCCGCACTACGTGAAGCGCGGTAACGCGCTGCTGCACGACTACCTCTACAAGCGGTTACCCGAGCTGGTGGACCACCAGGACGGCCAGCACGAAGCCATTGCGGCGCCGCGTGGTAATGCCAAGTCCACCCTGGTGAGCCAGATATTCGTGATCTGGTGCGTACTCACCGGCCGCAAGCATTACCCCCTGATCATCATGGATGCCTTCGAACAGGCCGCCACGATGTTGGAGGCGATCAAGGCGGAGCTGGAGTTCAACCCGCGCCTGGCCACCGACTTCCCCCAGGGCGCCGGCAAGGGCCGCGTCTGGCAGGTCGGCACCATCGTTACGGCGAACGATGCCAAGGTCCAGGTCTTCGGCTCCGGCAAGCGGATGCGTGGTCTTCGACACGGCCCGCATCGTCCTGACCTGGTGATCGGCGACGACCTGGAGAACGACGAGAACGTCCGCAGCCCGGAGCAGCGCGACAAGCTGGAAAACTGGCTGAAAAAGACCGTGCTGTCCCTCGGCTCGGCCGACGACACCATGGACGTCATCATCATCGGCACCATCCTCCACTACGACTCGGTCCTGTCGCGCCTGCTGAAAAACCCTCTGTGGAAGCGGCGCAAGTTCAAGGCGATCATCGAATGGCCGCACCGCATGGACCTGTGGGAGAAGTGGGAGGAACTGCTGCTCAACTCCGACGACGAGGGCGCCGCCGCTCTGGCCTTCTACCAGGAACGCGCCGCCGCCATGGAGGACGGCGCGATCATCTGCTGGCCAGATGGGCAGCCCCTCTACAAGCTCATGGTGAAACGTGCCCGCGATGGGCACTCGGCGTTCGACTCGGAACAGCAGAACGACCCAGTCCAGGGCGAGAACGCCCCCTTCGCCGCCTGCATCACGTTTTGGGTCAACCGCCTGGCGCAGTGGATGTTCTACGGCGCGTGCGACCCGTCCCTCGGCAAGCAAGGGGCCAGCCGCGACCCCAGCGCCATCCTGGTAGGCGGGTTCAATCGGGAGACAGGCGTTCTGGACGTGGTCGAGGCCGCCATCCGCAAGCGCCTGCCGGACAAGATCATCGAGGACATCATCGCCATGCAACGGGCCTATCACTGCCTGGTGTGGGGCGTTGAGGCGGTGCAGTTCCAGGAGTTCCTGCGCACCGAGCTGGTGAAGCGCTCTGCCAAGGCTGGCTGCCCGGTGCCCGCCCGAGCGATCACGCCACACGCCGACAAGTTGCTGCGAATCGAAAGCCTCCAGCCGCACATGGCCAACGGCCTAATCCGTCTGCACCCCAGCCAGACCGTCCTGGAACAACAGCTGCGCCACTTCCCGGCCGCAGACCACGACGATGGCCCCGACGCCCTGCACATGCTCTGGATGCTGGCCACCACGGGGTTCGCGCCGATAGAGGCGACCTTGGTCAAACGCCGGCATGAATACGCGCCCGGCCTTGACGATTCTTTTGACACTGGCGGCCGCTTCGGCGGCGCATGGTAGGTACTACACATGGCACAAATCGTTGACGTCTACGGTAACCCGATCCGAACCCAGCAGTTGCGCGAGCCGCAGACCTCGCGCCTGGCCGGCCTGGCGAAGGAGTTCGCCCAGCACCCGGCCAAGGGGCTGACGCCGGCCAAGCTGGCTCGCATCCTGGTCGAGGCCGAACAGGGCAACCTCCAAGCCCAAGCCGAACTGTTCATGGACATGGAGGAACGCGACGCCCACCTGTTCGCCGAAATGAGCAAGCGAAAGCGCGCAATCCTTGGCCTGGATTGGGCGGTCGAGCCCCCGCGTAACGCCTCGGCGGCCGAGAAAGCCGATGCCGACTACCTGCACGAGCTGTTGCTCGACCTGGAAGGACTGGAGGACTTGCTGCTCGATGCGCTGGACGGCATCGGCCACGGCTACAGCTGCATTGAGCTGGAGTGGGTGCTACAGGGGCGCGAGTGGATGCCGCTGGCGTTCCACCACCGACCGCAGAGCTGGTTCCAGCTCAACCCCGAAGACCAGAACGAGCTGCGGCTGCGCGACAACAGCCCGGCCGGCGAAGCCTTGCAGCCCTTCGGCTGGATCATTCACCGGCCGCGTGCGCGCTCCGGCTATGTGGCCCGCAGCGGCCTGTTCCGCGTGCTGGCCTGGCCGTACCTGTTCCGCCACTACGCCACCTCCGACCTGGCGGAAATGCTGGAAATCTATGGCCTGCCGATCCGGCTGGGGAAATATCCGCCAGGTACTGCCGACGAGGAGAAGGCAACCTTGCTGCGGGCCGTTACCGGCCTGGGCCATGCTGCCGCAGGGATCATCCCCGAAACCATGGCCATCGACTTCCAGCAGGCCGCGCAGGGTAGCAGCGAGCCGTTCCTGGCGATGATGCGGCAAAGCGAAGACGCCATATCCAAGGCGGTCCTGGGCGGCACCCTGACCAGCACCACCAGCCAGTCAGGCGGCGGCGCTTTTGCCTTGGGCCAGGTGCATAACGAGGTTCGGCACGACTTGCTGGCATCCGATGCCCGCCAGTTGGCGGCAACGTTGTCCCGCGATCTGCTCTGGCCGCTCCTGGTGCTGAATCGCCCTGGTAGTCCCGACGTGCGCCGGGCGCCGCGCCTAGTCTTCGACCTGCGCGAGCAAGCCGACATCACCAGCATGGCCCAGTCGATTCCGGCGCTGGTCAACGTGGGGCTGGAGATTCCCAGTGCCTGGGTCTATGACAAGCTCGGCATCCCGCAGCCTGCCAAGAATGAGCCAGTTCTGCGTTCGGCTGCGCAGCCTGCGATCCTGAGCCGCCAGCATGGACAACGGGTGGCGGCCTTGGCCACCATCGTTGGCCCACGCTATGGCGATCAGCAGGCGCTGGACAAGGCGCTGGCTGACCTGCCGGCGAAGGACATGCAAAACCAGGCCAACGACCTGCTCGCCCCGCTCCTGGAAGCGGTCAACCGCGGAGACAGCGAAACCGAACTACTCGGCGCCCTCGCCGAAGCGTTCCCGGACATGGATGACAGCGCCCTGACGGACGCGCTCCACCGGCTGCTGTTCGCCGCCGATACCTGGGGCCGTCTCCACGGCAACCTGGACCGGATCGACTGATGGCCGCTCCGACCGAGGCCGATCTGCGCGCCATCTTCGCCCTGCGGCCGGCCGCCGCCATCGAGTACCTGGAGCGCAAGGGCTTCGCGATCACATGGAACTGGCATGACGTTGACGCGGCCACCCACGCCCGCGCTCTGACCGTTGCCAGAGCAGCACGCCTGGACGTGTTCCAGGACATTCGCGACGCCCTGGTCGAGAACCTGGAGCGCGGCGAGACGCTACGAGACTTCAAGCGAAACCTGCGGCCGACCCTGGAGGCGAAAGGCTGGTGGGGTCGCCAGGTGGTAGTCGCGCCGGATGGCGGCGCCGAGGTTGCACAACTGGGCAGCCCGCGCCGCCTGGATACCATCTACCAGACCAACATGCAGTCGGCCTACATGGCAGGGCGCTACGCGGCCGCCTACGAAGCCAGGGAAACCCACCCTTACTGGATGTATGTGGCGGTGATGGATGGCGTTACCCGGCCCAGCCATGCCGCCCTGCATGGGAAAGTGTTCAGGTGGGACGATCCGATCTGGCAGCACATCACCCCGCCCAATGGCTACAACTGCCGGTGCCGGATCGTTGCCTTGACGGAGGCCGCTGTCCGCCGTCGCGGCCTGACCGTCGAATCCAGCCTCGGCCGGACGGGCCAGGTCACCGTCGAAACCGGGGTTGACAAGCGGACGGGGGAGATTCGGGAACAGACCCTGACCACCCTGGAGACGACCGACCGGGCCGGGCGGAAGATCCAATTTCGCCCGGATGCCGGCTTTGACGGCAGTCCCGTACAGAGTCACCTGATGGACCAGGTGCTGTACGACAAAGCCGAGCGTACCCTGGGGGCACCGGCTGCTATCGACGAGGTACGGGGTGTGCTGCTGGACCCGGTCCGCCAGCGCGCCTGGGAGGCCTTCGTAGAACGCGCCGCGTCCCCCCAGGGACAGACCATGTCCATCGGCGTGCTCGATCCGACCGATGTCACCTACGCCGTCGCCCAGGGCGCCCAATTGCGCGCTGGCGTGGTTGCCACCAGCGATACCGCGATTCGTAACAGCGCCGTCGCTCGCGAGCAGCTCGCCAACCTGCCGCAGCGCTTCGCCCAGCCTGACCTGGTGCTGTGGGAGCGTGGTAGCGAGTCGTTGGTCTACGTCGTGCAGGCCGATGGTGCCGCCCTGGCTATCCGTCTGCGCGGCGAGATATACGGACCCGGCCAACTGGAAAATGTCGGCCAGGTTATGGAGATCACCATGGATAGCATCCAGGATGGCCTGGCGACGGGCCGCTACAGGAGAGTGCGCTAATGACAACTAGGATCGACGTCGAGCTGGACGACCAGGAGGTTCGCCAGCGCCTGGCGGTGCTGATGCGCTCGGTGACCGATACGCTGCCGGTCATGCGTGGCATCGCTGCCGAGCTGCTCGCGGAAACTGAGTTCGCCTTTATGGACGAGGGGCCGGGCTGGCCGCAGCTCAGCCCCGCGACCGTCGCCGCTCGCGAGGCTAAGGGGCGTGGTCCCCACCCGATCCTCCAGGTCACAAACGCCCTGGCTCGCTCGGTCACGACCTGGGCGGATCGCAACGAGGCGGGAATCGGGTCCAACCTGGTCTATGCGGCCATCCACCAATTTGGTGGCGACGCCGGCCGGGGTCACCAGGTCGAAATTCCTGCACGGCGGTATCTGCCGTTCGACGAAAACGGCCAACTGGCGGCCGGCGCTCGGCAATTCATTCTGGACCTCGTTATCACCGCGCTATCGCGACAGCGCTAGAAACGCACCACACGCGCCGAAACGGGGTTGGCCGCTACCTCGCATCAGAGTCGGTGCGTTAACCCCGTTAGAGCCACGTTAGAAATCGCTCCAGCGCCATTCGTGTGCCAGGGTTTGGCCAGAAGATGGCGCCGGACGGTTTCCGCAGTCGTTGAACCCCTTCCCGTAACCGCCGCGCTCGACCGTCGCCACCATTGGCGGCATGGAAAAGAACCGCCTACTCGTTGCCATCGCCGCCTGCTCGTTCCAGCTTCCCCAGCTGGAGGATGGCAGCGCCTGGATTCAAGTCACTCCAGCTGGTGAGTTCCGGCCCACGGACGGGCGCCCCATGGACGTGCCGGCCTGGAGGATCGATGCCGCCAGTGCCGCCGCCGTGATCGACCGGGCCAGGGCACGCAAGACACCGCCTGTCCTGGACTATGAGCACCAGACCCTCAAGAAAGAGGAAAACGGCCAGCCGGCGCCTGCTGCTGGCCGCTTCCTCGATTTCGAATGGCGCGAAGGCTCCGGCCTGTGGGGCCGTGTCGAATACACCGCCCGCGCCGCACGGATGATCGAGGACGGTGAGTACCTCTACTTCTCGCCGGTCTTCAGCTACGGCGCGGACGGCACGGTCCTGTCGATTCTGATGGGCGCCATCACCAACGACCCCGCCATCGATGGCATGGAGCCGCTCGCCCGCCGAGCGGCGGCCACCTTTGGCCTTTACCCCACCCAAGAGGAAACCTCCGTGGATGAACTCCTGAAAGCCATCATCGCGGCGCTGTCGCTCAAGGAAGGGGCGACCGAGGCCGAAGCCATCGCCGCCCTGACCGCGCTCAAGCCGGCCTTGGACGCACAGGCGGCCAGCCTGGCCACGCTGCGCGAAACCCTCGGCTTGGCCAAGGACGCTAGCGTCGAGCAGATCGCCGCCGCCACCAGCCAACTGAAGAAGGCCGACCCGAGTCAGAAACCCGACCCGGCCAAGTTCGTGCCCTTGGAAGCTGTGACGGACCTCCAGGAGCAAATCGCCGCTCTGACCGCACGCCTCAATGGTGGCGAGCTGGACAGGCTGGTCGGTGCTGCGCTCCAGGACGGTCGCCTGCTGCCCTCCCTGGAGCAGTGGGCGCGCGACCTGGGCGGTAAGGACATCGGCCAGCTCAAGGCGTACCTGGACAAGGCCGCGCCGATTGCCGCGCTGACCCGCCTGCAAGGCCGCCAGCCGGAGGGCGACACCCACAACCTCACCGACGCCGAGATGGAGGCCGCCCGTCTGACCGGGATCAGCCCCGCCGACTACGCCAAGGCAAAAGGAGCCTGACCCATGGCCATCATTACTCCGGCGCTGATTAGCGCACTGAAAACCTCGTTCCAGAAGCATTTCCAGGACGCCCTGGCGACGGCACCCAGCACCTACCTCCAGGTTGCCACGGTGATTCCGTCCACCACCGCCAGCAACACCTATGGCTGGCTGGGGCAGTTCCCCAAGCTGCGCGAGTGGATCGGTCAGCGTGTCATCAAGGACATGGCGGCCCAGGGCTACCAGATCACCAACAAGCTCTTCGAATCGACCGTGGGCGTAAAACGTACCGACATCGAGGACGACAACCTCGGCGTCTACGGACCGCTCATGCAGGAAATGGGGCGTGCTGCCGGCGCGCATCCCGACGAGCTGGTCTTCGCCCTGCTCAAGGCCGGCAACGCCAATCTCTGCTACGACGGTCAAAACTTCTTCGACACCGATCACCCGGTCTATCCGAACGTGGATGGCACCGGCACGGCGACCACCGTTAGCAACCTGTTCGCGCCGGCCGCTGATCCGGGGGCGGCCTGGTATCTGCTCGACACCAGCCGCAGCCTCAAGCCGTTGATCTACCAGGAGCGCATGAAACCGTCGTTCACTTCGATGACCAAGGAAGACGACGAGCAGGTCTTCATGGCCGACGAGTACCGCTACGGCGTGCGCTCCCGCTGCAACGTCGGCTTCGGCTTCTGGCAACTGGCGGCGATGTCCACCGAAGAACTGAACCAGGTCAACTTCGAGAAAGTTTACGACGCCATGCGCAACCAGAAGGCCGACGGCGGCCGTCCGCTGGACATTCGCCCGAACCTGCTGGTGGTGCCGACCACTCTGCGCTCCAAGGCCAAGGAAGTGGTCGGGGTGCAACGTCTGGCCAATGGCGCGGACAACCCCAACTTCGAACTGGTCCAGGTACTCGATACCGCCTGGCTCAACTGATAGCCCCCAGACGGAACGCCTGCCAGGCCAAGGATGGCCACCTTCTTCCAGCTACAGGAGACACGACATGGCACGCCAGAACTCTGCGGCCAAGACCACCGCAAAATCCAAGACCGATCCGGCGACCGAAAAGCCCAAGGACGAAACTCTGCCGGGCTCCACGGACGCCACTTCGTCCACCGCGCCCGAGGCATCCGCCGCCAAGCCCCAAACTGCTCCGGCGACCGAGAAGCCCAAGGACGACACTCTGCCGGGCTCTACGGACGACGCTTCGCCCACCGCACCCGAGACGCCCGCCACCAAGCCAGCCAGCGCCTCGGACGAGGTCGAGGGCGTCTTTGTTCGGGCCACTGTTGAGCGCCGCTGTCGGGCGGGCTTCTGCTTCGACAAGGAAGGCCAAGGCTTCGCTGACGGCGTGCTGAGCGACGAGCAGTTGGAGGCTCTGGAATCGGACCCGCTGCTCAAGGTCGAGCGCTGCACCTTTTCCGGCAACCAGGAGGGCGAGTGATGAATCACGCCATTGCCCAGTTGGACATCGCCGCGCAGATCGCCGAGCACAACGCTCCAATCAGCGAGGCTCAGGGTGACGCCGCTCAGGCCGAGTTGCAGCACCAGGTTGCCGCCGACTGCCGCGAGGCGCTCGACGTCCTGGAACAACTGGAGTCGCCGCTGTGAGCTACTGCACGCTGGCCGACCTGATCGAGCAGTACAGCGAGCAAAAAATCCGCGAGGTGAGTGACCGCGTCAATAAACCGGCCACAACCATCGACACGGTGATCGTGGATCGCGCCATCGCCGACGCCGACTCAGAAATCGACCTGCATCTGCACGGCCGATACCAGTTGCCGCTCGCCAGCGTGCCAACGGCGCTCAAGCGCATTGCCTGTGGCCTGGCCTACGCCAATCTGCACATCGTTCTAAAGGAAGAGAACCCGGTCTACAAAACGGCCGAGCATCTGCGAAAGCTGCTGTCGGGCATCGCCAACGGCAAGTTGAGTCTGGCCCTGGATGCTGACGGCAAGCCGGCGCCCGTAGCCAACACGGTGCAGATAAGCGAAGGCCGTAACGACTGGGGGGCCGACTGGTGAGCGACCCGTTCGACTACCTGTTCCTGGAACCGTTGCTGATCGAGCGTATCCGCTCAGAGGTTCCTGGGCTGGCCATCGTTTCCGGGGTGCCCGATCTGGCGGCCTTGAGTGAGCAGGACCAGCCCGCCCCCAGCGTCTATGTCGTCTATCTCGGCGACGAGATAGGCACCGGAGCGGATCACCAAGGGGGCAGGCGCTCCATTCAGGCCATCGGCCAGCAATGGGCGGTTGTGCTGGTGGTGCATTACGCCGACTCGTCGAACTCCGGCGAAGGAGCGCGCCGAGAGGCAGGACCGCTGCTGGGACGGCTGGTCAAGGCACTGACCGGATGGGCTCCAGCCATCGATGTGGCGCCGTTGGCGCGCAGCGCCCGACAGTCTCCTGTCACCTACGCCAGCGGCTACTTCTATTTCCCCCTGGTGTTCACCGCCAGGTTCGTCTACCCGAGGGTCAAGTCATGGAAACCGTAAAAGTCACGATCACTGCTGAGAACCCCAACCACACCCACGCGGGCAAGCCGGTGGCCAAGGGCGACGAAATCGAAGTCACCCGCGCTGCGGCCCAACTGCTGCTGCGCAAGAAGCTGATCGAAAAGATTCCGAAATCAGCGCAAGGCTCGGCCGTTGCCGACAGCGACAAATAAGCCACCGAACTAGGAGGGTGCCGATATGGCCCAAGTCGAAACGTACTACTACGGCCAGGGTAAGCTGAAGCTGGCCATCCATACCGCTGCCGGGCTGACTCCGTGGCGCTGGCTGGGCGACGTGTCCGCGCTCAGCGGTGCGATGGAAGAAGAGAGGATGAGTCACCGCGAATCGTACTCAGGCTTGAAGGCAAAGGTGCGCGAGTGGGGCATTTCCCCCTCGTTGAACATGACCGCCACCCTGCACAGCGTGAGCGTGGAAAACGTTGCCCTGTTTTCCCAGGGCACCGCCAGCACCAGCGCAGCCGGTACTGTGACCGGCGAGTTGCTGCCGGCCGGCCTGGAGGCAGGCGACCAGGTTGTATTGGCGAACCCTGGTGTCAGCGACCTGGTGATCACTGACAGCGCGGGTACGCCCGTCACGCTGACCGAGGATCACTACCTGCTGGAGCCTGCGTTTGGGGCGCTGGAAATCCTCAGTCTGCCGACGTCGCCGGCTCCGACTCAGCCGTTCATTGCCGCCTATGAGTACATGGCCCGCAAGCAGGTTGCGCTGCTGTCGGCGGCTAAGCGCTCCGATGTGGCCCTACGTTACGAAGGCATCAACCTGGCTGAGGACGGCGCTCCGGTCATCATGGAGCTTTACAGGCTCTCCCCCGGCCTGCTCCAGGAACTGTCGATGATCACCGACGGCAACGACGTGGCGGGTATGCCTGTGAGCTTTTCCGCGCTCCGGGACACCTCCAGGCCGGCCAATGGTCCGTTGGGACAGTTCGGCCGCATTATCCAGGTGGGCTAAGCCATGGCGAAGCCGAAGGCGAAAGCGGCTGCTCCCGATGGCAGCCTGGAGGTTCTGTTTCCCGACCGTCAACTGACGGTCGGGGGCGTCGAGGTGACCGTCCGCGAGCTGAGTTTCAGCGAGCAACTGCGCCATAACCATCTACTCGCGCCGCTTGGCGACAGCCTGGCCGCTATCCCCCCGCAGAAGATGGACAGCCCGGAGTCGATCAACGTCATCTTCGACGCCCTGGCCTTGCACGCTGACGCGCTGCGCGAGCTGATCGCGATCAGCTGCGGCCAGTCTGTGGACTGGGTGGACACTTTGCCGCCAGACGAAGGTGAAGCCCTGGTGCTGACCTGGTGGGAGGTGAACAGCGGTTTTTTCGTCCGGCGGCTCTGGCGTCCGCGCCTCCTGGAAATGGCACTGGCCGCGCAGCGCTCTGGAGCCGAGTCTTCGCCGACCTCATTCGCGCCGGCCACCACCGCGACGCCCTCAACAACTACACCCGGCGACAGCTGATTCTCTTTTGGGAAGAGGCGCAAGCGGCTGAGCGCCGCGAGCAGGCCCGAGACATTAACGCGGTGATGTACGGAATGGTGGGAGGCACGGACGCCACCGCCTTGCTCCGACAGTTGGAATCCTGAAATGGCGAACAATCAGCAGCTGACACTGGCCCTCCGCATCCGCGCCGATCTGAACGACGCCCAGGACGCCCTGCGTCGTCTGAACGGTAATGTCGATGAACTAGGCCAGAGCACCAGGACAGCGGCACGGGATGCTGACCAACTGAATGCCGCCACCCAGCGCATCGGTGGCGGCATGACGGCCCTTGCTGCCTCCATCAAGGCCGCTGCGCTGGGGCTGGGGGCGCTGTTCAGCATTCGGGAGATCATCCAGACCACCGACGCCTGGACCAACCTCCAGAACCGGCTGCGCCTGGTCACCAGCACCCAGGCTCAACTGGCAGCGGTGACCGCTGACGTATACCGCATCGCTCAGTTGACCAGCTCCGCGCTGGACTCCACCGCCACCGTCTACCAGCGTTTCGCGCAGAACGCCGACCGGCTGAACATCAGCCAGCGGCAAGTCGCATCGCTGACTGACACGGTGGCCAAGTCCATCGCGATTTCAGGCGCCAGTGCGCAGAGCGCCGAGGCGGCCCTGGTCCAGTTTGGCCAGGCTCTGGCGTCGGGCGTTCTGCGTGGCGAGGAATTCAACTCGGTCAGCGAGCAGGCGCCCGCGCTGCTGAAAGCAATTGCCGATGGCCTCAACGTCAATATCGGCGAGCTTCGCAAGATGGCGAACGAAGGCCAGTTGACGGCTGACGTCCTGGTGGACGCCTTGAGCAATGCGGCGGCCGGCGTGAACGATCAGTTCGCCACCCGCATCAAGACCGTTTCGATGGCAGTCCAGGAACTGGAGAATGCGTTCACTCGCCTGGTAGGTGAGTTCACCAATGGCCGAGGTGCGGGCGAAGCGCTGGCCGGTGCCATTTCCGGGGTCGCCAATGTCATGGACGGCCTGAGCGATAACGCCGAGCTACTGGGCACCGCCCTGGATGCCGTGATGGTGACGGCAGCCGGGCGAGCGGTGGCGGCCATCACCGGGCTGACCACTACCTGGCTCAGCAACGCGGCGGCCAGCCGCGCCGCTGCCATCGCCGCAGCTCAGAAAGCCACGGCCGACGAAGGCGCCGCCGTGGCGGCCCAGCGAGCCGCTGCCCAGGAGCTACAACGGGCCAAGGCCGCTGTCGCCTCGGCAGAGGCCGAGGTGGCTGCCAGCCGCGCCCGCCAGGCCGCCAGCCTCCAGAACCTTCGGGACGTCCAGGCCGCCCTGGTGGCGGAGCGCACGCTGGAGCAGGCCAGGCTTCAGGCGCAGATCACCGATATTGGTCGGCAGCAGTCCCTCGCTCGCCTGGCTGAGCTGCGCCTGTCCGAAGCGGCCATTATCAGGCAGGTCCAGGCCGCAGAGGCGGCGCTCGCATCCACGACGCTGGCGTCTTCGGCCGCCGTCACCGCCGCCTATCAGCGTAGGACCGCCGCAGTCGCGGCCGCCGCTTCGGCACAACAGGCCCTGACGGTCGCCACGAACAACGCGAATATCGCCTCTGCGGCCGCCGCTGCGGCATCCAGCTTCCTGGCTCGCGGCATGGGAACAGTGACGGCGGTCGGTGGCCGGCTGCTGGGGTTCCTGGGCGGTCCCATCGGCGTTATCTCGATGATTGCCATTGCGGCCACGGCGTTCCTAGACTTCGGTAGTGACGCCGAGTCCGGCATGGACCGTGCCGCCAATGCAACCGAGTCGGCTAGCGTCCGCATCCGCAACGCCTCGCGGAACATCATCCAGGCGCTGAACCTGGGCGACCTGAAGACGGCCAACTACGACCAGCTCGGCAAGAGCATCGAGCAGATCAAGCAGCAACTGGCCGAGGCCGAGCAGATACAGCAGCGTGCCGAGGCCCTCCAGGACACGGACGTTCCTACGGTGCCGGGCATGGACCTCCCGAGCCTGGATGAAGCCAACGAACGGGTACAGGCGCTGACCGGAGCCCTGCGCAGGCTTGAGGCAGAACGAGCCGGCGACCGCTTCAAGAACGTGCGCGAGGGCAAGCAGTACCTGGAGAACCTGGAGCGCCAGAACGAGCGCCTCCAGAACCTCACCGCGACAGAAGAAGCCCTGAACTACCTGCGCAAGGAAGGTATCGACGCCACGTCGGAGCTGGGTAGGAAGATCCTGGATCAGGCCGCCGCCAACCAGAAGCTGGACGCCACCAACAAGGCCGAAGCCGAGTCCAAGCGCCAGTCTGAAGCGGCGGCGCGCAAGAGCGCTCAGACGTCGGAACAACTGCGCAAGAGCCAGGAGGGCTACGTCACCCAGCTGGAACGCCAGGCGGCCCTGCTGGGTATGAATAGCGCCGAGGTTCGCGCCTACGAGCTGGCCGAGAAAGGACTCACTGGGGCGCTAAGGGCCAGGGCTGAAGCTGCCCTTGCTGCTATCGATGCCGACGAGAAGAGGCGCCAAGCCGATGCCAATGCAAGCGCCAATGCCGACCTTCAGGCCGAATATCTGCGGGCGACCGGGCGCGCCGTTGACGCGGGACTGCTGGAGATTCGGACGAAATTTGACGCGATGCGTCGGGACTTCGAAAAGGCGGGCAACGACGCCGGCCTGGCCTGGATCGACAAGCTAATCCCCGTCGCCGAGGCCAAGGTCCGTCTGGATGACGTCAAGCAGAAGATGGACGACTTGCTGGCCGAGCAACAGCGAGCTGAGTCATCCGTCAACGTCCAGCAGGATGCCGGCGTTATCAACGAAATGGACGCTCGGCAGCGCATCCTGGACATTCACCGAGCGACCTACGAGAAGCTCCAGCAGATTCGGCCGATCCTGGAACAGATGGCCCGCCAGCCTGGCGAGGTCGGCCGAGCTGCTGCCGAATCGCTCGCCCAGCTGGAAGCTGAAGCGGAGCGACTCCAGCAGACCACGACGCTGCTCGAAACCACCTTGCGGGACGGGCTCACTACCGGCTTTACCGACGCCATCAAGGGGCTGGCTTCCGGGACCATGGACTTGCGCGACGCCATTACGTCGCTGGGTGAGGCTGTGCTCAATGCCTTGGTGAACATGGCGGCGCAGAACCTAGCGCAATCGCTGTCCAGCGGCATCATGGGGCTATTTGGTGGCGGTCAGCAGGACACCAGCATGACGACCGGCGCGGCGGCTGTTACCGCATCGGCCGGTGCCCTATCGACTGCGGGCGCCTCGCTGCTGACTGGGGCCGCTGCTATCCAAGCGGCCGCTGCGTCGCTGGCAGCCGCCAATGGCGTCCAAGGGCTGGGCGCTGCTGCGGGTGGTGCGGGTGCGGCAGGAGTGGCAGCGGGCGGCGGCAGTTGGTGGTCCTCCATCGCCGGCGTGTTCGGTTTCGCTACCGGTGGCCGCATTAAGGGGCCGGGAACAGGCACAAGCGACAGTATCCCGATTCTGGCATCCAACGGCGAGTTCATGACCCGCGCCGCAGTTGTGCGACAGCCCGGCGCCTTGGCGTTTCTCGAACAGTTCAACCGCTACGGCATGGCCGCGCTGGCCGGCTGGGCAAACCCTATCCGTCACGCAACCGGGGGGCAGATCGGCATTCCCGCCCCCAACCTGCCGGCCCCCGTCCGTGTCGGCGCGAACCTGCCCGAACCATCCAAGAACTTCAGTGCATCAGTCTCCAACGCGGTCCACCTCCATGCTGTTCAAGACCCCGACCAGGTGGCGGCCGATATGTGGGCCGGCAAGGGCGGCGACCATTACATCGTCTGGCTGAACAAGAACCGCCAGGCCGTCAAGCAAATACTCGGAAACTAGGAATTCATGGCTACTGAAATCGGCACCGCCACGAACCACCAGAACCTGGTCGAGCGCCTCGTCCAGTTCCTCACTGCGAACCCCGACCTGGTCGCGGCTGGGCAGGCCTACGAGAAGGTTTTCGACAACACCATCCCCGCGTCCGGCACGGCCATCGCCGTGCGCCAGGTGACCCTGCGCGCCCCTGGCCTGGGCGGCACCGATAGCATCTACATGGGGATTCAGAGCTACGGCGATACCGCCCTGGACTACTACAACCTTCGCCTGATGGGCGGCACGGCGTTCAATCCTGGAGCGATCCCGCCCGGTGGCGACTACTGGACCGCGTTTGCCAACTACAGCCCGCGGGTTCAGGCGCTGCTGTGGAACCAGCCCATGCCGTACTGGTTCTTCGCCAACGGCCGGCGCTTCTGGGTCGTCGTGAAAGTCAGCACGATCTACGAGTCGGCCGGCGCCGGCTTCATCCTGCCACCCTGTCCGCCGTCGCAGTTCCCGTATCCGCTGGCTGTCGTAGGCTCCTACCGTGGCGACGTTGCAACCCGATGGTCAGATGTCAGCGACCGGCACCGGGGCATCAGCAGCCCGGTGGAGCGAAGCTGCTATGTCCGCGACCCGGCGGGCCGTTGGCTGGGCTTCACCGTCGCATCGAACAGCAACAACGAGTCCGACTACAACAATCGGACCCTGCTGCCGCTGGGCTGCGCCCGCTATGCGGGTAGTAGCGACACTGTGATCAAGCAGCTCCGCGACTCTTTCAGCAAGTTCCCGCTGAAAGCTTTGCAGTTCGTCACCCGCGAAACCGAGGGGCGCCGCTACTTGGGCGATTTCGACGGCGCCTTCTACGTGCCGACGCTCAACTCCGGCGCCGAGGACGTGATTGTCGAGGACGGAGTGGACCACGTTGTTTTCCAAACCGCCTGGCGCTCGGGCAACCCCTGGCTCTACGCAATCAGGAAGGACTGACATGGCGTATTTCACCGGTACTGCGAACAACCCTTCCGATCTGCTCGGAAAGCTGCGCACCCACGCTGAAACCCTCGGCTGGGTCACCGACCGCGCCTCGGCATCGGAATGGCTTTGTCACAACGCCGACGGCTACTGGTCATTCAACGCCGGTTCCAATCAATGGCAGCTCGCCGGCAATACGGGGTTCGACAACGCTTTGGCGTGGAACGCGCAGCCAGGCAATTCCGTACAGAACAATCCTTATTCGTCAAAAGGGCCGACCATCGCGCAGCTCAGCGGCGGGCCGTTCACTCGTTACCACCTGTTTGCTACCGCTGCGTATCTGCACTTACACGTCGAAATCGCGGCAGGTCAGTTCCGGCCGGTGATGATTGGCTCGCTCAACAAACGGGGCGTCGGCTATACGGGCGGTCAGTATGTCTGCGGCTCGTTCATCTATACCCCCGGTCAGGCACTGACAAACAACTGGTCGTCGCATCCGTTCGATGGCTACCACATTCAATACAGCAACAGCAGCTGCATGCTGCGGCTGGACGGCCTCGACGGCGGCCCGTCGCCGGAGTGGTTGCCGTTCGACTACACAACGAACGTCCCCCGGCGCGTCGTCGGCCCCGGTCGCGGAAACTACAGCAGTCAGTACCATCCCGACGTGGGGCTGATCGACGCCAGCGCAAACGAGCTGAACAGCTCGACCACCCCTGTGCCCTGCGCAATCTATGCGTTCGGCGCTCAGCAGCGCTCGCGGTACATCGGCGAGGTGCCGGATTTTGGCATATGCAACATGGCGTTCCTCGCGCCTGGCGATCCGCTTGTCGTCGGCAGCGACACCTGGCGCGTCTACCCTCTGCTCCAGCGCGGAACCGCTACCGATTTCGGCAGCACCAGCGCCTGGGTCGGCTACTGTTTCCGGGTGGTCGAGTGATGGCGACGTTTCCGGGGTTCCAGGTGCCGAAGCCTGTGGAGGGGATCGTTGCCGGCATCACGCCAAACATCTCCACTCTGGACCTGAACCAGGACATCACCCTGGGCTCGGCCAGCGCCTCGACCTGGGCCGGCGTCTACGCGGCGCATCAGCCGGTAGAGGTGATCCATTCGTCGTACCCAGCCGTCCACCAGAGCGCCCTGGAAGACAACTATTACAACCGCCTGTGGCTGATCCCTACGACCATGGAGCTGGGCAACGTCGTCAGCACCCAGGTACGACCGGCATCAGTCTGGAACGCTTATTTCAGTCCGCGCACGCTGACCGCCATCGAGCGGGAAGATGCAGACGGCATCACGCTATCCGGCCAGGCGTCGCCGCCGCTGGGTTTTGCCGCCCTGGAGGAACGCACTTGGACCGTCAGCATTGGCACGGACGGCCCGCCCGTCGTCAATGCGCGGATCGTCTGGACGCTCCAGGGCGAGCCGGACCTGGTCCTGGTCATCACCGGCAATCGCATCATCGCCTGGACCTTCGCGCCGGACTGGGGCGACAGCATCGTCGAGCGCCTGAGCGCCTCGACAAATATCCTGCAAAGCGAATCAGCCGTGACCCAGCGCCGGGCTATGCGCCTGGCGCCGCGCCGGGAGTTCGAAGCGAACATGTACGCGGTAGACCGCGAGCGGCAGCTCCTGGACATGACGCTGTTTGGCTGGGGCGCGCGAATTTGGGCGCTGCCGATTTGGCCTGATATCCAACTGCTCCAAGAACCGCTGGCGGCCGGCTCGCTGAACATTCCGTGCGACACGGTCGGCCTCGACTTCCGCGACGGCGGTCTGGCGATGCTGCGCGGCGAGGACGCCTTCAACTATGAGGTCGTCGAGGTCAAGACGGTGACCGCCAGCGGCCTGGACCTGGTCCGGCCCGTCCAGGCCGCCTGGGGAACTGGCTCGCGACTGTACCCGGTGCGCACCGCGCAGCTGACCGAGCAGCCCACGCTGACCCGGCTGACCGATACCGCGCAGTCTGCGCGGGTGTCGTTCCTAGTGATGGAGCCCAGCGCCTGGCCGGAACTCATGCCGGCGACGACCTACCGGGGTCGGCCAGTCCTGGAGCAGCGCCCGGACGAAAGCGAAGACCTCACTTCCAGCTATCAGCGCCTGCTGTCCACCCTGGACAACGGCAGCGCCATTCCCCGCGTGACCGACGTCGCCGGCATGGCGCTGCCCGTCATCGGCCATCGGTGGATCGGCATGGGCCGAGCCGAGCGGTCGGCGTTCCGTGGCCTGGTCTATGCGCTGCGCGGCCAGCAGAAACCGCTATGGGTGCCGACCCACGCCGACGACCTGACCTTGGTCGCCACCGTCTCGCAGCTGTCCACCGCCTTGGACGTGCGCAATATCGGCTATGCCCGTTTCGCCAACGGCCGGCCGGGCCGTCGCGACATCCGCATCGAGCTGTACGACGGCACGGTCTATCACCGCCGCATCCTCACCAGCACCGAGTTGGACGCCAACACCGAGCGCCTGGCCATCGACGCTGCCCTGGGCCGACTGGTCGAGCCCGGCGACGTGGCGCGCATCTGTTTCATGGCGCTCTGTAGCGCCGCCACCGACGTGGTCGAGATCGAGCACGTCACCGATAGCGAGGGCGTCGCAACCGCCGCGCTGACTTTCAAAGGGGTTCGTGACGATGAGTTTTAACAGCCTCGAAAGCTCGCTCGCGGATGGGCAGCCGGTGCGGCTGTATCAGTTCAGCCGTGGAGCGATCCGCTGGAGCTACAACAGCAGCGACCGGGACATCACCTACCAGAACCAGATTTTCCGCACCGTGCCGGGCGGCATCACCGACAACGGGATCATCTGTTCCGGCGATCCGCAGTCCGACCAGTTCGTCATCACCGCGCCGGCCGACCTCGACGTCGCGCTGCTGTACAAGACCAGATCGCCGAGCGGTGCCATCGACCTGGTCGTCTACGACATGCACTACGGCGACGCGGAGGCGGCGGTCAGTTGGGTCGGTCAGATTGGCGACGTGGACTGGCCGACGGTGGACAGTTGCCGAATCACGTGCGTGTCGGAAGATGAGCTGATGGATCAGCCCGGTCTGATCGACACCTATTGCCGCACCTGCACTGCGGTCCTGGGTGATCACCGCTGCAAGGTGAACCTGGTCCCGCATCGGGTGACGCTGACGCCACAGAGCGTGTCGGACTGGATGATTTCCAGCGGCGTGGTCGCCGGCTACGCCGACGGCTGGTTCACGGCTGGCTATGTCGAGTGGCAGGTGGACGGTGACAACTACGACCGCCGACACATCGAGCGGCACGCCGGGGCGGACCTCTACATTCTGGGCGGTACCCAAGGCATCCCGGCCGGGGCACAGCTGCGGGTCTATCCCGGCTGCGACTTCCTCGCTGAAACGTGCGATGCGAAGTTCGACAACCTCCTGAACTTCCGGGGCATCAACAAGCTGCAAGGCAAGTCGCCGTTCGATGGCGACCAGGTCTGGTGAGGTAGGCCATGGACCCGATCACAATCAATCTCGTCATCCTGGCGGCGTCGTACATCCTGTCCAGCGTCCTGGCGCCGAAACCGCAGAAGCCCAAGCCGGCAGCATTCGATGCTGCTGACTTCCCGCTATGCGAGGAAGGGGAAGACCAAGCGGTGGTGTTCGGCCAGTGCTGGTCGAAGTCGTGGATGGTGCTCACCGTGGACAATCGTCGCCTGAAGGCCATCAAGACCAAGGCGAGCAAGAAATGATCGTGACTGTACAGCACCTGCACACCGTGCCGACTTGGACTACCCGGCAGGGCTACTGCCACGGCCGGGCGCGGGAGTTCTTCAAACGCCATGGGCTGGACTGGATGGCGTTCTTACAGGATGGCATCGACGCCGATCTGTTGATCGCGACTGGCGACGCGCTCGCGCTGAAACTCGTTGAACACGCACGTCGGGAGGTTGCCCATGGGCGCTAAACCCAAGGCGCAGATCGTCGCCTGGCGGTACTACTTCGATATCCACTTTGCCCTGGGCAAGAAGGTCGACGAGGTGTGTGCGATACGAGCAAGCGGCAAGACCGCTTGGAAAGGCTCGATCACGACCAACGGCCAGGTCCGCATCAACGCGCCGGAGCTGTTCGGCGGCGACAAGGGTGAGGGCGGACTCGACGGCACCCTGGACGTGCTGTTCGGCGACGAAGATCAAGGTGTCCTGCCGCGCTTGGCGGCGATGCTCGGTGGCCTTGTGCCGGCGTTCCGGGGAATCAGCACCTGCTTCTATTCCGGCTTGGTTACATCGGTTAACCCCTATCCGAAGAAGTGGGAGATTCTGCGTCGAGGCGGGAACCGTCTGTGGGACGGCAACCCCTGGTATCCCGAAAAGCAGTTCATCTGGCTAGCGGACGGTCAGATCAAGGCGATGAACCCAGCCCACATCCTCTACTTGGTCTACACCGGCCGGGACTTCCGGGGGCTGGCTCGCACGCGGATGGACGAAGCCAGTTGGCGGGCGGCCGCTGACACGCTGTATGCCGAGGGCGTTGGCTTGTGCTTCGAGTGGACCCGCTCGGACAGCTTCAAGAACTTCTGCGAGACGGTCAAATCGCACATCGGCGCCGAGGTCTACCCGAACCGCCAGACCGGACAGATCAGCATCCGGCTCCTGCGTGACGACTACAACGTCGCGGACCTGCCGCTGTTCGACGAAGACAGCGGCCTCTTGGAAATCACCCAGGAGAAGACCAGTTCGACATCGCTTGCGCCGAGCCAATTGATCGTCAAGTACATTGACCAGATCGACGGGGCGCAACGCCAGGTCATCATCACCAACAACGCGGTCGCCGCGTCGCAGGGCCGCCGGTCGTCCGAAGAAATCGAGTTCATAGGTGCGCCGACCGGCGAGCTGGCCGGTCGCTTCGGTGAGCGGGAAATGCGCCTAAAGACCGCAGGGTTGAAGCGCTACAAGGCCATATTCGACCGCCGCGCCCGCAGCCTGAACCCCGGCCAACCGTTCCGCATCCGCTCGACCCGGCGCGGCATCTCCGAAACCGTCGTTCGGGTCGGCCGGATCGAGGACAACTTCCTCGGCGACGGCAAGATCACCCTGACCGTCGTTCAGGACCAGTTCAATCTGCCGGCGACTACCGGCGTGGCACCGCCACCACCGGGCTGGATTCCGCCCGACCGGACACCTCGGGCGATCACTGTGCGCCGCCTGATGGAAGCACCCTATCGCGAACTGGCCGGCGTTATCGATCCGGCGAATCTTCAGCTCCTGGACGTGTCCGCATCGTACCTCGCTGCGCTGGCCGAGGCGCCGACCAGCTTGTCGCAGAGCTACACCCTGACCGACCGCGTCGGCAGCTCTGGCGCGTTCGTTGATCGAGGAACCGGGGATTGGTGCCCGACCGGCCTGCTCGCCGCCGAGCTGCCGCTTGCGGCCGGCCCGAGCGTGGTCACGCTGACGAACGCCACCCGGCTGGAGGACGTCACTGTCGGCCAAGCCGCTGTAGTGGACGACGAGATAGTCCGGGTCGATGCGGTCAACTATGCCAGTGGCACCGTCACCCTGGCGCGCGGCTGCGCCGATACCGTGCCGGCCAAGCACTTGGCCGGGGCTCGGGTCTGGTTCTACGACACGTTCGAAGCGGTGGACGAAACGGTATACAGCCAGGGCGTGACGCTCCAGGCCCGGCTGCTGACGAACACTAGCGAGGGCCAACTGGCCCCAGCGCTGGCTGCCACCGACAGCCTCACCCTGACCGGGCGCCAAGGTAAGCCGTACCCGCCCGGCCAATTTCGCATCAACGGCAGCGCGTACCCGGCCAAGGTCTACGGGGCGTTGTCTGTGAGCTGGGCGAAGCGCGACCGCATCGGCCAGGCCGACCAACTGATCGATACCACGGTCGGCAACATCGGCCCGGAAGCTGGTGCGACGGTGACGCTCCAGGTCTACAGCGGCACGACGCTGAAGCGCACCTATGCCGGCCTCACATCCAGTAGCTGGTCCTATCCGTTGGCTGAGGACATAGCGGATGGTCCGCTCCAGGACATGCGCCTGGTTCTCCGCAGTGTCCGCGACGGCATCGATTCTTGGCAGCAGCACGACATCACGATTGAACGCCACGGCCTCGGTTTCCGGCTGGGCGAAGAACTTGGAGGCGTTTCCGCATGACTCTCTATATGGGGCCTAACACCGGCCTGCTGATCAACGGCGCCCCCGGTGAGGGGCATTACAGCGAACTGATCCGCATGTTGCGCTGGGATGACTTCCTGCGCCAACCGGTCGTCAAGGGGCGCGTCGCCACACTGCCCACAACCGGCCAGGCCGAGGGGGACACGTACATTTTCACTGGCGCCGGCTCCAATCAGAACCGCCTAGCGCGCTGGTGGGCAACGGGTGCGACCACGCCCATTTGGGAGTACATGCCGCCCAGGTTGGGCTGGCGGGTGCAGGTGGCGAACGAGACGACGCCGAGCGGCCAGGTCAAGACGTATGAGTATTCCGGCAGCGCCTGGACTGAGCTGGTGGGCGGAATGGCCGACGCGCCGAGCGATGGAAAGCCATATGCCCGCGAAAACGGTGTTTGGGCGGAGCTGGGATCGGCGGCGAAATCGGCGCTCAACGTTCTGCCGTTCATGAACCTGATGCCCGACATGGGTCGCTTCGCGGGAACCGCAGCCAATCCGCTGAGTACGATGTTCACAACGTCATGGACTCCAAGCACCTTCATCAATGGCTGGAACGGCGCCAGCCTCGCAGATGGGGGAAAGTTCGCATTCGACAACAGCACAAATGGTGGGGCAGGGCCGGCGCTCAATGCGCGGGTGCAAGCACTGCTGGCTGCGATGGGCCGCACCTGGACATCCGTTTCAAGGTACGGGGTCGAGTTCTTCACGACAGTGCTGACAGCGGGGACACAGACAACTACCGGCTCGGCCGGCGCGGATGGGGTTACGCGGTATCTATGCTGCTCAAACGGCAGCAAAACAGTTTTCAACGCGGGCGCATGGGCGACTGTCGTCATGTGGCTGCGTGTCGAAAGCGGCTCGGCTCATATCTCCTCTGCGCCCTATACGACCCATCGCCTTTGGATCAATGGGGCTGTGGCCGCTCCGGGAGTTGTGTTGCCGGCGGGCCAGTGGGTGCATCTCAGGTTTTCGATGCAGTCGTATAACGGCTATGACAACGCGTGCCCGTATATCTACGCGGCCGCAGGGGCTCAGATCGCGCTCGCCTGTCCGGCGTGGTTCGGTGGCCTCGTCGATCCGGGTATCCATGTTGCACCCATCCTGACAATCAACGGAGCAAGCGCATGACCATGAAACGAGTTCTACTGAAAGGCGAGTTCTTCGCGGAATGGGATGGCACGCTGGACGAGGCCGCAGCACTCGCTGGCGTCCCGGTCAGCGACCTGGCGTTCCATCCCGACGACCTCCTCGCCGAGGTCCAGGAGCTGCGGCGCCAGGCCTATCGCACCGAGTCCGACCCGCTGCGCCTGGAGGCCGAGTTTGACGCCATAGCCGCTGGCGCCGAGCCGGACCTGGCGGCATGGGTCGCAGCTGTCCAGGCGATCAAAGCGCGGTATCCACTACCTGAATAGGTAGTTGTGATGGCGTTCTCGTTTTTGCCACGTTCCGAAAGTCTGATGTCGAGTAGTAGATAGGAACCTTGGGATGGACGAGGTACTGAGGCAAAGGTTGCGGGCTGAACTACTGGAAGTGGGGTTTCTCAACCAGTGCTGCCTTGATCTCATGGAAAGCATGGAGGCTGAGTTCAGTCTCACTAAGGACCAGCGCGAGTGCATCGAGCAGCTCAGCCGATTTCTACGGGAGGGCATCGGCAAGCTGACCGCTCTGTCTGAACGGGTAGCCGATGGCGATATCGTCGTCCTGTGCTGA